CTGGTTAATGTTACAAACTGCTCCTCGTTCGGGTCAGTTGCAAATAGTGGCGTATAAGCAAGCGCTGTTGCTGTGTACTTGCGACCAACACCGTTAAGGTTAGGTTGTAGCTTTAAAATTTGAACGCGGTCATTGCTTGTCAGAGTTGCGCCAGATGGAGATTGCTTGTCAATGCTAACAACCTCAATCACGCTGCCAATAGTAATCCGTTTAATCTTTCTCTCTTCAATATCAAACGTAACCTCTCTTGGTGTGTCTGAGTATCGCTGAATGTATCTAGATGTTAGGCGCGTTGCTGAGTCTCCGCTAATCCACTGTACAGGGTCGAACTCTTTCAGTTTTACCGAGCCGTAGAAATCTGACGTCTCTGACTCCACATCTGTTGAGCTAATTAATCTAGAGTAGTTTGTATTGTCGTCGTTATCGGCTTGATACGCTTTACCTGCAAGAATGTAAGCGCGACTGAATCGAGTGTTATCCCTTGTTGTGACTTTGTAATTCTGAACGTCAGTTCCTTCGATAAATGAAACTTCCGGTTGCTTCCAGTTACTGTTGGTTGAAATGAATGCCTTCTGTGTTGTTTGGTCTAGCCACATATCAACCAAGAACACCTCTAGCAAGTCATCAATCAGGTCGCTTGCATCTTCTGGCTCTGACATGATGCCCCACAGTTTCGCATCACCATCCCATTGTGTAATATCATCATTCCATTGCGTGTAGTTTACAAAGTCCTGCAATCCAACCTCGTTAAAGATAGCCTCAAGCGTATCAGCAAGTGGCTCACCATCTAGCAGTCGGCACGGTTGAAGCGTTGACTCTGCGTCGTGAGATTCTTTGTTTGACTTGTAAAGAACACGACCATCAATTGAGCTAGTGCGAGTGTGACCTCGCGCATCTACCGTGATTGAGTTGCCAACCACCGAGTCAACACGGAATAGCTCGGCACCCATTCTAAAGTAAGTGTTTACCGGAAAATCTGTAGCATCACTAATGTCAAAAGTAACTTGAGAGTCGTCAATATCAGCGGTTAGCGTAACCTCTCCCGGTGTTGGGAATTGCTGAGAGAACGCCTCAAGATCTTTTAGTGCATCCTTTGCGTTAAGCGTAAACACCCCAGCACTCAATGTTGCATTGGTAACGTAGTGTGTTTCTGTTCTCACCTCAACTGGCGTTATCTCGTCACGACCTATTGAGTAATAGTGCGTGATTATTTTCTTACCTTCAAGAATGTTACGAGCTATTAACTTTCCGAAAAGCGTCCCTTCATCGGTAAATTCGATAGGACCCGGGTCGCTATTTTCATCCGTGCATGTCATCGACATTGTTCCGCGACTAGCAAGACCGCCAGCTTTCGCCTTTGATGTTGTAACACTCGCGCCTGTAACAACCCTGAACATCGTTGAGTTAAGTCTGCTTTTGCCAGATATAGATAAGCCGGGTAGTGATACATATGGCGTCTTTCCTCTAGTGAAGAATAGAGAATATTCCGCGTCACTAGTTTCAACGCACATAGGCGGAGTGTGCCAAGTGCCGTCTATGTTTTCCCTAGGGGTGCAAACCGTACAATACGGCAGCACTAACTCATAGATAACATAATGCGATTGTTCGAAATCGTTTAAGTAAGCCATTAAATAACAGTCCCAGAAAAGGTATTAAATGTAAATTGAGACGCGCCAAGCAATCTAGTTTGCGAGTGGGCCTTGGTTGACATTCCGGTTGTTGAGAATCCAGCGTAACTATGAAACTTATTGTCATCCTCAAGTACGTAGAATGTATTTCTTGAGGTGTATTTTAGCATCTCACGCCATCCGTTTTCGGCTTCATAATCAGACATTAAATTATTAGGCACCGTAAGCGTTGCGGTCTGAGTTCCAGTTTCGTACACAAAGTTAATGGGAGCACCATCTAAGCCAGTTGCTGACCTTGCTCTAATGTTTGGCACAGCCCAGCTTCTATTGTATCCAGACTGCTCGCCGCGTGGTACTTCGTAAAACTTACCCATGGCAATCTCAGAGATTTGAATCTGACCTTGACCGTAGATAGTAATTTCAACTTCCTCGGTCTGTTCAAGGTCGACCTTGTAAACAATAACTCGCGACTCATCAAGGCCGAGTGTTGTGTCGTCAATCTGTCCAGATGCCAATGCAAATAATTGCTCAGCGTTAGAGTCGAATAGCTCATTTACATTAACATCAAGCAGCTCGTCAGGGTTTATCGATGTAATTACCAGTCTATCCTTTCTTGATATGTTCGTACCACCAAAGGCGATGTACTCAATATCTTGCGGAGTTGGAAAGGTAAACTTTATCGTTAACTGCCCCGAAAGTGTGGCTGTGTAGGTCGATGAGTAATCACCATCAGTAATGACCATTATATCCTGAGTTAGTGACTCTGGCACCTCGGCTACTGTAGCGACCTTTGATAAATTAGATGTGCTTATAAACATTAAATTAGCCCGTCCTGTCTTGAGCGCTCAATAGCGTTATTAAATGCTACACCAAGCTCGGTTGAGTCATCAAACCTAATTGTCACGGTCTGATTGCTGCCGTTAAGGTCTGAGTTCTGAGCCTCAAGTGTTGGCGCTTCTTCCTCAAGCCCTGGGTCTGAAGGTGCAGAAACGCTACCTCCTCCACTTCCTTTGGATGCGCTAGATATTGACGCCAATTGGATTGCACCACTCGCAGCAACCGCCGCAGCTAAGGGGTAGTTAGGCAATGCCTTTGTAACCGCCGTGGCTGTGTTGATAAACGCATTCGCATATTGAGCATTCTTGTTATCTTCAAATAGGAGGTTGCTGGCGCTTATTGCAACGTCAACATAAGCATTCTCCGCCTTGGCTTTATCTTGATTTGCCTTTTTGTTTGCGTCAGCCTTGTCCTTTTCGCCTTTTAGGGATTGCTGCCTAAGGTCATTCATTATATCAAAAGCTTCTTGATCTGCGTCTAGGGTCGCTTGTCTATCTTCATCTCTTATCGCCTTAACATCCTCAAGATACTTCCTTTCAATTTCTAGTAGTAGCTCCTTTTGCCCAGCCGCCGTTTCTAGGTCTTTTGCGTACTGCTCTCCAAGGATTTGCTCTTCAGTTTTTAGCCTTCCAATTAGTAGTTGAAGCTCTTTTTCTGCTTCCTCCTCAGCCTCGCTACTGCCAATTGAGCCACCAATAAATCCGCCAGATGGTTGGTCAACTTGACCCTGCGTGTTCTGAAGCTTATCCCTTTGCTCTATAAGCTCTGCAATTCTCTCATTAACAATAGATAGTCCTTTGGCCTGAGCTTCAAGGTCATCACTAAAGTCGGTGCTTACATACTCACCACCAATCATTGCATTAATCTGCTCTTGATAGTCGGATGCGGTTTGGGTTAGCTCTTCAAGCTCACGATTGATTGAGCTTATATTGTCGATGTTAGCCGCTTCACGGAATTTGTTGATGAAGTCTACTATCGTATTGGTTGCGGTTGGTACTACCTCTATGATGCTATTAAAGAACTCGTTAAGCGCTGGAGCTAATTGAGCTGAGATTACTTTCGCGCCATTACCTAGCGTTTCAGTTAGCAAGTCGAACGATGTGGCGGCCCCGGTTAAGCCTTCAGCTTCTTGCTGTGTTATTGATAGGGCGGCATTGACATCATTGTAGCGTTTGGTTAGCTCGGCTAATTCCTTGCCATTATCGGAAAATAAAGGAGTTAGCTTCGATAGGTCATTGCCAAGAGACTCGAAAACAAACGTTGTTTCATTTGCGCTCGCTCCTGCATCCTCAAGCTGGTTTGCAATCTCTTGGATAACTTGTTGAGACGATAGGTTTTGCCACTCAGCAGCTAGTGCTTGCGCCTCCTCTGTGGTCTTGCCGGTTACATCTGCAAAGTCTTGGAATGCGCCTGTACCAGTTGATGCAAACTCACCAAGCTTATCGCTAATATCCTTTGAGATATCGGCAACTTGTTCCGCATTAATTCCGTATTGCTTGGTTGCAAATGCTAGAGCTTCGAACTCACCGGTTGTTAGCTTTGCCTGTCGGCTTAGTGATTGTAATTCCTGCTCACTTTTTGCTGTCAGTGTGATCATTGTGGTTAGTGCCGTACCGACTGCAATGGCAGCTTTGGCCACGCCAAGGACGGCACCACCGGCAACTCCGGCAACCTTACCCATTGATGCTAGGCTTTTATCTGACTTCTTTGTGTTGTCGTCTAGCTCGTTTAGGCTATTACTTGTCTTATCTAGCTTTTTGTCTAGGTCAGCAGTGTCGCCTTTTAGTTTTACTACTAAGCTTTCTTCGCTCACAGTATGTTCCTCAAGTCTTTTCTATCCATGCCGTTTAGCTTGCGCTTTTCATTTACCATTAATGAAGAGTCCTGATTTACATCGATTGTGATTTCAAAAAGCATATATAGTTCAGTGATGCTCATCTTCCAGTACTCACTAGGAGCTATGTGGAATCTTTCTATCGCCGGTTTAAATAGGCCGTACACATCATAATCACTAGACTCGCCAACTTCAGAGAAGTACGCAAGGAAACGGCTTATAGCTTTTTTTCAGAACGCAGCGCATCAAACTCTTTGCTGATGTTATTGCACAAATCAAGCAGCACATGAATGTAACCCTGAGACTTATCTTGATTTACATCAATCTGTGGAAGGTCGCCAACGTGAATCATTCCATCTTGAATTTCTTCAATGGTTACGCGTGGTTGCTCTTGAATTACGATTGAATGAATTAGATAGGCAATTTCAATAAATCCCATCACCTTAGACATTCGAGCGTTAACCTCTTCATTTGACGCGCGAGATGCGCAACACTTTGAGAATTCAACACGAACTTCGCGAGTCTTGCCAATCAAGCAATCCCCTGTGCGTTCACGGTATACGCGAATCGCATCAGGGTTAAGCTTGCCTCTGTACTCTACGTTACAAAGCCAAATGTGCATTGTTATTCCTTATGGTGTTGGGATTGCGCGAGTGATTACACCGTTAGATGTAAACAGGACTGTGATTTTAACAATCTCATTCTTGTTCGCAGTCTCAGAGGTGATTGATGGTTGGAACGAACCTTCGTAGTAATACTCACTCATATCAACAACATAAGGGCCTACCGTGCCAGTTTCAGCAGCAGCAAGCAATGCAATAAATGCTGGGTCATCGTTGTAATCAAACTCAACGGTTAGGTTTCGTGATTTTGTTGTGAATCCGCCGTCAAGTACCTGTTGCCACTCACCAGAAGATTTATTATCGATAAGAATTGGCGCTTCAGTTCGCTCAACGCTAAGTGTTCCCTGACCTAGGATGTCAGTTGGTGATGCGTAAGTACCTGATTTTACAGTACATAAGACGCCATTAATCTCATTTGCCATGTTTAAATCCTTGATTGGTTGGTTTCTGTCTATTGAATTATAACACCGAGCTTGATAGTATCAAATAGCGTCTAGCCTTAGCGGGTGAAAATCAGGATTCGTTACCCTGATTGACGCGACACTTCAGTAACGATAGGCCGCTAACGAGGTTTGATATGAAAAGTTTAGTTCAAGGTATTGGCATTAATGATGCCGACTATCCAATCAATAAATCAAAAAAAATAAATGGAGTATGGGTTAGATCTTGGACGTGCCCTTACTACCAAAAATGGAAGAGCATGCTTCACAGGTGTTATTCCGAAAGCTACCACACAAAGAAACCAACGTATATCGGCTGCTCAGTTTGTGAGGATTGGGTACTATTCAGTAGCTTTAAGTCGTGGATGGAAAAGCAAGATTGGGAAGGAAAGCAGTTAGATAAAGACATACTGGTAAATGGAAATAAGGTTTACTCCCCTAATACTTGTGTATTTTTGCACCCAAAGGTAAATAGCTTTACTACAGAAAGTAACTCAACAAGGGGCAAATACCCTATAGGCGTATGCTGGAGTACTGACCATCTTATGTATCAGGCTCAATGTAGAAATCCATTCAAATCAAAAGGTGAAAACCTTGGATACTTTGATAACCCAGAAGATGCGCACAATGCATGGCTAGAAAGAAAGCTAGAGCTTGCCATTGAGTTGGCAAACTCTGAATTCGTAACGGATGAAAGAGTTAAAAAAGCGCTTATTGCTAGGTATCAAGGTGAAAAATAGTTAATAGTTAGCACTGATTGATACCAAGATTCAGACGGGATTGCAGGCGTTGGTGATAAGTCATCAACATAAACCTTAGTCCCGTTATACTCCATTATTGTGTTTGGTTTAAATATCTCCTTTAGGTCCCCTCTAATCTCAAGTAAATCCCTGTCATACATCTTAACCGATCCGTTCTCACTTTTATTCAACTCTGTAAATATCGTTATCTGAGCAAACCCAGAATCAACAATACCAGTTGAATCCTTTGATTCTGTACTAGCGTCAGCAGAAACAAAAGTGTACTCAATCCATGCGCTTTTCCCTGAAGGGTTAAAATCACTGTTAGGCCATGCAATGTCTGTGGCGTTATCAATGTGTCTAATTGTTGAACTCATCAACCTGGATACAAAGGCATCAGACATGTTTAAGTCTTTGTCGCTCATAATTTAGCTCTCATCTTTGTTAAACTAACTCTTACCATCCCATTTGCAGCCTGCTTTGAATATCCGTTCTGTGATAATTTCTGATACTGATTCCCAGTCCATGTTCCAAGCTTTGGATTTTTTGGATAAAGGCCATATTCAACAGTAACCGCATAAGGCATGTTATTAGTGAAGTAGATTGTTTTATCTAGCACGTAATCAGGCATTTTACTCAATGATGAATACGAAGCGCTACCCCTGCTATTGGGCCCTCTTGTCGATTGGCTTGGCTTTTCAGTTGTCAGAAACCAGTTGTTACGCAGTCGACCGCCATCTTTGAAGTGAACCGGCGTACCAGTAATTACCGCACTCAAGCCTTGAATATAAATAGCCTTCACCTTTTTATTCTGCTCAAGCACTATATTATCAATCGCCCTCTCAACCTTATCCAAACCAATCAAAGGCATTAGCGCAACCTCACGATAAGCTTTTGCACAATCGATGTGCCGTATGGGTTAACAGGGTCTTTGGTAATCATCACCCATTCTTCAGTTCCGCGCTTGATTGTTTCGCCTTGTTGGATTTGAGTTGGATAATTAGCAATCGTCAAGCCTGCATCACCCTGTTTAATCAAAGTTCCATCAATAACTGACTTACCAATGGTGGTAAACACGGCGTTAATGGTAGATTCTTCAATGGTTACTGTCGGCGGGTCGATTGGGCTTGTGCCACCTGTCGTAGTTTCTTTCAGGTGGTAAACGGTTGGATTATTCGAACCCTCTCCGAACTCAACGCCAAAGTCAGTAACTAGCCCATCCGCAAAATCAATCCAGTCCTTAGCAGCCATAGCGACCACCATAACCTGAGCCTTTACCATCATAGAAATAGTCATCACGGGTTAAGCCGTTAGGCTTCATGTAAGGCTGCAGCCATTGAGTAACAGCAGGAACTAGCGGAGTTGTACGTGAACTTGAGCCTGATTTGTAAGTCTTCGAGCCAACGCCATCTAGTGATTCGCTTGATACCTCTTGAACCTTCGCAGTTTGGTTTAAATCTGCACCTCTGTTAATGCTGTCAGCGTACGCCAGTTGGGCGTTAATAACATCCTGTGGGATTGCATTGGAATCAACTTTAAACCCGTTAGCTTCAACGTACAGGCGCGGGAAAATACCTGTCTGCTCTTGGTTAGCAAGTTGACCTTTCAATCTGCTCTGATATGAGCGCTTTAACTGGTAGTAACCCTGAGTTAGTTGGGCCTTTGCTTTCTCGTCGTCAGCATCTAGAGTTAAACCTAGTGCTTCAATCTGTGTTCGTGCGTTAGGTAAATCAACGAAGCTATTAGCCCCACTTATAATTTGTCCCGTTTCCACAATAATAGTAATTGCCATGATTTTACCTTTAATTAAGTTGTGTAGTTATTATACATGCTAACCCCAGAAATGACGAAACCCCGCGAGTGCGAGGTTTTGTTTATGACTTAATTAGATTTGATAAGTTGTATCGCCTGCATGTTGGCTTGTTATTCTCGTCTAGAGTTTTAACCCATGCTTTTGGTTGCTTGCTCTGATAGTGCTCAATGACAACAACGTGGCCATAATAAGAATCAAGCTTTCCGCTAGTTATCATTACCTCATCGCCTTCGTAGATATCCATAAATCACTCCACTAGTTTAAATTTGCCTGAGTCGAACATTGAGCCAAACCATTCTTTGTAATGATTAGCCTCATTGTCGTGACTGTTTTTATTGAGCAGCTCAATTGCCGAGTCAATAAACTCTTGTCGCTCATCAATCTCGGTTTCTACTTTGCGGTATAACTCACCATCTCTAACGCACTCGCCAATAACATACATGTCATACCCGCAAATTTCGTATTCACCACTTTCGTTGCAGTGGAAAATGTTCTTGCTTTCTTCGTGCTCTTTGACTGCTTCCCATGCGTGATTAAACTCAACCTTAACAAACTCAGTCTTAGTGCGTGGTTTTGGCTTGTTAATTTCGCACCCTGCAAATTCTGTCTTATTAATCATAGCTGCAAGCGTCTCTTCATCATGGTCACAAGTCTTCCATTTTGAGCGACATTCCTTGCCTGACTTTGCTTTGTAAACTGAAACTCTTACTTGTGATTTTAATATTACAGCGTTAGGATTTTTTGATTTGCACTCATGGTACGTGCTGTATGTGGTCATTTCTATATCTCCATTAATTCAACAACCAAACAATAACCCAATCTATCTAATGCGTCAGATTGGGCGGTTGGATTTGTGAGGTTGGTCACTTAATCTTCCATGTGTTTTTATCTGAAGGATTTATCCCAGACACCGTTCCGTCTTGATTTAGTATTACATGCCTTCCGCACCAAATCGCTCTAAGTGACATGTGCTTTAATGAGAAGAATGATTTGCACTTATCATCGCCGTGAACCGTTGTTATTACGACATCATCCATAAACCAAAATGTCAGCAGCTTTACTATCCCGCTAATCATCATTTACACTCCTGCATTAATCAATAATTCTGTAAACTGCGAAACCGTCAATCATATAGATAGCAGCATCACCAAGATAATCATCCTCACCTTTCAGCATGAAGTCGAATATTCGCTCGACTCGATTCATCTTTCTTATTTGCTTTTCTGGCAACTCTTCAATGGTGAACTTTCTTGTTCTTCTATCTACTAAAAATAGTATTGCTGTACTCATATCTACTCCAACCAATCACTACAGTTTAGCGCTATGTGTGAAAACTCTTCAGTGTCAGTGAATGCCATTAGGATATACGGCAAGCTAACCGACTTCTTGTTACCAATCTTTCTGCCTTGGTAGATTCTATAGATTAGGTCGGGGCACTCTCTTGGTTCATCCAATACTTCACGTAGTTTATCTTCGCATGAATCAAGCTGTTCGATAGTCAATCCACCAGTGTAGATATTGCTTCCCATTCTGTCTGATTTTAGTATCTCATCCATTTCATTAAGATACCTGTAGGACTCTTTACAAAATTCATATCCATCTAGAGAAAAAACATCGATGCGTTTTTCTTTAGAAAAATGTTCAGTATTACTTCCTTTGTTATTTCCGTACTTTGTAGTATCAGTACTTTGTTGTGTTGGATGAACCGTTGACGGGTGAGCCGCGTACGGGTTTTCAGCAAACGGTAGGAATGATACTTCATGGTCAGCGTTTTGGAATACACCTTTAATATTCTTCTGTGACTTCCTCATGTATCCGCACTCAACCAACTCTTTCATTATAGACCTAACCGCATCACGCCCTGAGCGCTTTGCTGAGCCTGTTGTTTGCTTAACTAGGTCGGTTATATTAACTTCCCAATCATCAGGTTTAGAGCATAGATACAGGAGCATTCCTCTAGCCGCCCATGATAGTTTGTCGTTGATTGCCTTGTTTGGAACAATTGTGAAATCGGACTCTAGCCCTTTGACTTTTATGATGCTCATATTGCATAATCCTTTTGTTGATTTTTATTAAGCCCGCGGAGCTCCAACTCCTTAGCGGGTTTTTATTTACCATGATTAATGTGAAACCCAGCTCTAATCTGTGCAGACTTTCTAACACAGCAAGCCTCAAAGAAATCCTCAAACATCCCTAGATACCTTCCACTAACCATAACTTTGAATCTGCCACGAACAACACTAACCCCAGCTATTCCTGTTTTGTTGTCAGACCTCCTTCTTGTATTTCTTTGGTTGTCACCCTTAGCAACATCTCTAAGGTTGCATATTCTATTGTCAAGCCCATTTCCATTTATGTGATCGATCTCCCTAGGCTTTATGCCGTGATAAATCTCATAAGCAATCCTGTGGACGTAATGACACTTACCATCAACCTGAACCATTCTGTATTCCTTCCCACTGTGATGGCTCATTGTGTAACCAGCCTCAGACCCAGCCGCTGCCCTCCCTCTAGTTACAGACCAATAAAGTACGCCTGTATCCTCGTTGTATTCAAATATATTCTTCACTAACTCATCCTCATTCAATTTGTTTATACATATTACCATCTTGGATTAGGTAAGTAAATAAAATAAAGCCCGCTAGGATTGCAGTCCTTAAGCGGGCTTTCTTAATTATAACACCTAGCAAATATCATCTACATTGCAATAAACGCAACACCAATCAAATGTAATCTCGATTATCGCAACATCCACTCCACTCCACACAAATGCAAAGTGGGGTTTGGTTAGATGTAATCTGGGTCTTTGAAGCCATTCAACTCAGCTTTGTTGAACTCTTCATCCCAGTCCATACCCAGCTCTTCGATTTTGTCAGCGGTAACGCACGACTTGCACTTTTCGTCATCACAAAAGCAAGGCCCCCAAGCTGTGTATGCACATCCCATTCTTGTTGCTATATCAAGGTAAATCATCTCTATTTCCTCATTAATTAACTGACGCTAACCTTACCAATAAAGTCAGCGTCATACTGTTAAGCTCATTACATTAATGAACTCGCCACACTTCGTAAATCTCACCACTTTCTGAGTCCATCATGTAGACGAATCCATCTCCAGCTATTAACTCAACGAATGTACCGTTGGGTATGCTTATTCCTTCTGCTATGTCGTCATTCATTTAGACTCCTAACAAAACACACTGTTGATTAGTCGCTGCTTTTTATCGCTGGCCTCGATGATTTTCTTTTCCTGGTCACGATTGCGAAGAGTAAACCCAACTAATTGATAAGAACCTGAACACCCGCGCTTGGAGTAATTTACGATATCAAAACCGTGAGTAAGTTTAAGTTGCGACACCATTGTGTAAACTCGGCCTTTCTCGGTCTTCACAAGCTCTGTGAGCTCGTCAAACTCAATCTTACGCTTAACTCCATTAGCAAAGAAATACTCAGCCATATCGAGCAGTGAGTTAGATTGAAAGCATGCGATACGCAAATCAAACTGGTCTTTAATTTTCTTCTTGGTTGCGTCTTTTAACTTGAACTCTTGAACTTTCATTTGTCATCTCCAAAATAGTTGGGGCAGATGTTAGCCATCACTTTCATAAACTCGTTAATGTCGTCGATGTCGTTGCGTTTCTTCTGGCGACTCTTAATCAGGTCGCGCTTTCTTGCATCATTGCGCATCCCTTTACTGCAACTGCTTGAGCCTGTGGATGACATCTCACATATCTTACTCATGCAAACCACCCATTAACAACGCATACGTAAGCCACAGAGCACGCAGAAGCGATGAAGGATATAATTGCAATACACATGGCCTTGTTTTCATTATCCTTCGCATTTAAGTATTCACAGCGCCAGTTAGTAATGTCTGAATTTTTGCGGCAAACCAACTCAGCGAGCTCGTACTTATCCTTACTATCAGATAGCAACTTACTCATTCGCTCATTATTACCCTCACCATCCACCAATTTAAACTTAGCGTATAACTCAGGGTTGATTCTCATTTGTACGTTTTTCATTTTATTCACCTCGTCGTTGTTGATGACGTAAATGCTAATCTAAACATCTGAGTCTTGCTGTGATTGCGCTCACAGTTTTTGATGTTTGCGATTGTGTGACGCTGCGCACAGTTTGGTTTTGATTGGATTGGTATAGTTGTTGACTCTTAAATATGGAGGTTGTTATATGAAATGTAGAGAGCCAGTATCAATAGCGCTAGGTGTGTTTGCGCTATTCTATTTCGCTGAATGGGCGATTAACAAAGCTAAACCAGAACAGTGCTGGATTGCCACGGAGATAAGCGAAACCGAAGTTAGCTATAAGTGGGAAGATTGCAGGGAGATTAAAGGTGATTAGCGCGATAGTCAACACAGCATTCGCAATGCTAATGTTCGCGGCGCTGTGTGTTTTATTTGGACTGGCTATGTTTATGCCGGGTTTGATTTTGATGATTGGGAGCTAACGGGTGAAAACGTTTGAAGCTGAAATGCATGACATTCAACACGGAGCAACGCATTACCGCAACGAGTGCCGAGAATATGACTTCTCATGGGTTAAATATATTGGTGGTGAAATGTTAGTTTGGGATGATTGCGAATGGTACGAGATTGTCGATAATTATTTCGAGAAAGATGTTAAGAAGATTAAATAAAACAAAGGCCGCATAATAGCGGCCTTTTCTTATGATGTTGCGTTAAGTTGCCAGTAGAACGTCAAACCTTCAACGACATTACCGCCGTTAACTGTGTCGGATGGGACATCCAAAGTCAAAGCTCCTGGGCCTGCGTTATACATCGCCCATCTA